GGTTGGTTTTGGCTTGGCTGGTGACATGCTGCTGCCGCTGGCAGCCGCTGGCGCGACGATCTACGTAGGGAAACAGCTCTACAGCTCGGCCAAGGATCTCCAGACCGAGCAGGCGAAGTTCAAAGTCTTCGGCCTAAACGCCGAGCAAAACCAAAGCGCCTTTGATTTTGCTCACCGCATGCATGCCTTTGGCACGTCCGAAACGCAGGCCATGCACTACATGAACGAGGCGCAGGGCGTTTTCCGCGAGTCAGGAGAAAGCGGAGAGAACGCGCTAGCCGGCGCCAAAATGGCCGCGCCATTCCTCGCCAAGATGATGGTGGCGAGTTCTGTTTTGTCTGCTGAGTCCAAGGCAAAGCTGGAGCACGAGTCGCTGGCCATGCTGCGGGCCGTGGAACTGCAGGGCGGCGCGAAGCACCCCGAAGAGTTCGCCAAGTTGGCCGACTTTGGCTTCCGCATGACGCAGACGTCAGGCGGGCAGGTGAACTGGGAGCAGTTGCGGCAGATGTTCCGCGTCGGCGGCGTTGCCGTGCAGAGCATGAGCCCGGAAGCGCTCGCTGCACTCGAGCCGATCATCGGCGAGTTCAAGGGCGGCCCATTCGCAACAGCGATGCGCACGGCCTACAACCGCATGAACGGCATCGTCAAGCTGCCGAATCAGGCGGTGCACGAACTGATGAAGGCCGGCGTCTGGGATGCGTCAAAGGTCGAACTGAACGCCAATGGCGGCATCAAGAAGTTCCTCGGGAACCCTCTGATGCACGCCGATGAGTATGCGGCCAACTCGCCCGAGTACTACTTCAAGTACATCAAGCCTTTCTATGAAAAGCAGGGCTATGATCAGAACGAGCGCAACCGGATGAACTCCATGTTCTTCGGCAGCACCGGCGGCGCTCTGTTCACCAAAATCGACCAGCAGGAAGAGGTTTTCCGGCGCGCTGGCGAGGCCTTCCGCAAAGCTCTGGGGCTTGATGACGCAATGAACCTTGCGAAGGGCACGGCGGGCGGCGCGGAAGCCGATTTCCAAGCTGCGTGGACGGACTTCAAGACAGAGTTCGGCAAGAACGTTTTACCGGCCGTCACGGACATGCTGAAGAGCGGCGCGGATCTTCTGCGATACATCGCCACGCTCAAGCCTGGAGTGTTGCATTTCAAATCGCTTTTCGGAAAGGATGATGGCGATCTGGGCCCCTCGCGATCCTCGGAGGGCTACTCGCCCGGCATCTTCAACTTTGGCCGCTTCAAAAGCGCGAACGATGGGAACGACCGGTGGGACCGCTACATTGCTAGGGAAAAGCAGGAAACTCAGCAAAACGTGAAGCTGTACCTGAAGGACGGCCGCTTGCTCGCTGAGGTGGTGGCAAAGGAACTTGGCAATGAGCTGGGGCGGCCTCAAGCAGGCCCCGGCAGCTTTGACCCGGCTGCATCACTGCGGCCACCCAGACTGTAATTGACCATGCCAGACCTGATCCTCACACTCGGCGACTTCCAGTTCTCTGACAAGGAGATTCCGGAGTCAATTCCCTTCGGCGGCGAGCAAGCGCTTGCGGTGCACCGATTGGTCGGTGGCGTCAAAGTCGTTGATGCTATGGGCGGGTTTTCCAGGCCTCTCACATGGTCCGGCTGGCTGCTCGGGCAGAGCGCGTTGGTCCGTGCTCGACAACTCGACATGATGCGGGAGGCCGGGGCGGAATTGCGGCTTACCTGGTCGGAGTTGGACTATCTCGTCGTCATTCGAGATTTCTCGGCCGACTTCCAGCGCTTCTACAAGATGCCATACACCATCACGTGTGAGGTGGTGGAGGATTTGACGCTCTCGACGGCTGGCCTTGGCGATCCTGGCGTTGACAGCCTGATCTCTGGCGATCTTGGCATAGCGTCCGGCCTCATGTCGACGGTCAGCGGTTTGGGCCTCGACAGCGCGTTCAACACGATGCAATCGGCCATCCAAGGTGTTTCCAGCTTCGCCAACGCGGCGCAGTCGACGCTGAACGGTGTGCTGCAGCCGATCGCAGCGTTTCGCACGCAGGCGCAGACGCTGATCGCACAGACGAACAACATGCTGATGAACGTGACGACGCTGGGCGGCATCTTGCCGAACAACCCGATCAGCACGCAGGTCAGCAAGATCACGTCGCAGATCGTCGCATCGCAGAACCTGCCGACGCTTGTGCAGTTGGACCGCGTCGTCGGGCGCATCCAGAGCAACATCGGATCGATCTACAGCAGCGCGAAACAGGTGACAGTGGCCGGCGGCAACCTGATGAAGATGGCCGCGCAGGAATACGGCGACGCTATGGCATGGACCGGTCTCGCCAAGGCCAATCCGCAACTCGGCGGCGATCCGCAGATTAGCGGCATTGCGACTGTCACGATCCCACCGACAAAGGACGACGTTGGCGGTGTGGTGAACGCATAGCCGAAGCAAACAAGACCAATCAGCCCCGCCCAGCGCGGGGCTTTTTCTTGCCCATGAGCCTGAACGACCTTCCTGCGCAGTCGATCGCCCGGCGCCCGCGCGCCATGGTGAAAGTGACGGGAGCAGCAACGAACGGCGTGTACCCGCCAGCTGTGATCGTCCCGTGGGAATCTTGGACCGTCGACAACAACACGTTTTACCAGGCTGACACGTTTCGGGTGTCGATACCGTCAAGCGCCCTGCCAGCGGATGTGAATGCGAACTGGTTCTCAAGCCAGAGCGAAGCCTTCATCGAGATATTGGCAGGGTTCCCTAACGATCCGCTCAGCTTCACTGAGGCGGATCTCGATAGCCTTATCTACGGTCGAATCGATGACATTGAGTACGACCCAGTGTCAACGATGATTTCGTTGACCGGTCGAGACTTGACCGCTGTATTCATCGACGCAAAAACGACGATCCAGTACCAGAACCTGACTTCGTCGCAGGTAGCGGCAAAGTTGGCTGCCTCGCATGGGCTGAGTGTGTCCGGTCCGGCCACGACGACGCCTGCCGGCAGCCTCTACGCAAGAGATCACGTCAGCATGACTGATCGCCGCAGTGAGTGGGACTTGTTGACCTGGCTGGCCCAGCAAGAAGGGTTCGCGTGCTACGTGACGGGGCGCACGTTGAACTTTGGCCCGCGGCCGCCGGCACCACCTGAGCCATACGAGCTGCGATGGGAGGTCGATGACAAAGGCCACCCGTCAGCAAATGTTCAGTACTTGCGCACGTCGCGCAGTCTGACTGTGGCGAAGGGAATCACAGTGGTGGTCAAGTCGCCCAGCCTTAAGACAAGCAAAGCAGTGACAGGGTATTACCCAAACAAGCCGAAGACCACGCAGGCGGGCAAGGCCTCGCCATTCGGCAACACCCAGATCTACACCATTACTCGCGGCGGCTTGGATCAGGCGGGGGCAGACAAGCTGGCTGCCAAGATTCACCGCGAGATCACGCAGCATGAGATGAAGCTGCGCGCGCGGTTGCCGGCCGACAGCATCCTGACCCAAACCGCCATGGTCCGGCTGACGGGTACCGGCACAAAGTTCGACCAGGACTACTACGTTGACGGACTTTCTCGATCCATGAGCCTGGACGAGGGGTATGTCATGGACATCTCCGCCAAGAACATCAACCCTGAGACAGTGCCATCGATATGATCGGTCAATTACGCAATCAGATGGCGCTCGCGGCGGAGATGGCGCAGTCCGGCAAGTCACACAGCAAAGCCGGCATCGTGACAAGTTACGACCCGGGCACTGCATCCGCTCGGGTGCGCCTGCAGCCGATTGATCCGGACCAGCCGGACAACTCGCTGACCGGTTGGCTGCCCGTCTGCACTCCGTGGGTTGGCAACGGGTGGGGCCTTGATGCGCCAGTGAGCATAGGCGATCAGGTGATCGTCCAGTTTATCGATGGAGAGGTGGAGAACGGCTTTATCACGTGCCGGCTGTTCAGCGACCAGCAGAGGCCGACCGGTGCCCAGTCTGGTGAGTTCTTCCTCACGCACGCCTCTGGCTCCAAACTCCAGTTCCACAACGACGGCACCGTCACTCTGATCAGTGCTGGCACGCTGACGAGCCAAGCGCCGCAGTGGAACCACACGGGGCCGGTGCAGATCGACGGAACGCTGTTGGTGACGCACACCATCACAGGTGAAGCCGGCATGTCAATGTCTGGCGACAACGGCTCTGGCAATTCGATGAGCATCAGCGGCAATACGCAGTTCACCGGTCAAGTATCAGCGAACGGCCATCGCATCGACGACACGCACAAGCACACTGGCGTCCAGTCCGGCGCCAGCCAAACCGGGACAGTTGTATGACCCAGCAACAACTGAACGACGTCAACCACTGGGTGGGGGGCGACATCGGCACGTCACCGACCGGCGACATCGGCCTTGTGAACGGGGATACACGCACGCAGGAGCGCATCGTCCGCCGCCTGGTGACGAATGCAGGCGACTACATCTTCCATCCGGACTACGGCGCCGGCCTGCCGCAGAAGATCGGCCAGACGCTCGACATCGGCGCGTTGCGCGGGCTGATCCGGTCGCAGATGAAGCTGGAAGAAGGCGTCGCCCAGACGCCGGAGCCGCAGGTGGACGTCGCAGCCATCACCGGCGGCGTCAGCGTGCACATCCGATACACCAGCGCCATCACGCGCAACCCTGTAACCCTCAAGTTCTCTGTGAACAAGTGATATGGAGAAGATCTGCAGAAAGTGCAGTGAAGTAAAGGGCGCCTCCGAGTTCTCCATTGATAGAGCGGCGAAAGATGGTCTCAAACGATGGTGCCGTGCGTGCATCAAGGTCTACAACGACGCCAATCGGGACGCTATTGCTGAACGGGGACGACAATACCGCCAGAAGAACCCGGACAAGGTAAAGCAGGCAAACAAAGAGAAGTATCAGCGCAACATCGAAGAGAGAAAAGTCTACCGAAAGCGGCAATACGCACAAAACCGTGACGCTGCCATCGAGGCGGCGATGGAGTGGTCACGAGCGAATCCAGAAAAGCGAGCTGCTATCAGAAAAAGGTGGCTTTTAGCAAATCCGGAACTCATGCGCGAAATACATAGGGCATGGGTCAAGAGAAATCCGGAAGCGGTCAGGGCAAAGGATCATCGAAGGCGTGCTAGGGAGGCGGGAGGGTCATTCACAAAGAATGATGTGCTCAGCCTGTTTGCCAAACAGAAAGGCCTTTGCGCCGTCTGTAGGTGCCAATTGACGCGTTACGAGATCGATCACATTTTCCCGTTGGCTCGCGGCGGCCGTAACGATAAAAACAACATCCAGTTGCTCTGCATGCCATGCAATAGGTCGAAGGGCGCATCTGAGCCGACTTCGTTTATGCAAAGCAGGGGCTATCTCCTATGAGTATCAACACTCTCGATTGGGTCTCGCTCGTCCGGAATCAGGTTTCCGCGATCCAGGGCTACGCGAAAGTGCTGGTCGACCTGACGGTCGGTTCCGTCTTGCGCGCAATCGTCGAGGCGAATGCCGCTGTGGTGGTATGGCTGCAAGGCCTGCTGCTGCAGGTTCTGGCTATCACTCGCGCAGCGACGTCGAGCGGCACAGACCTCGATTCCTGGGTGGCTGACTTTGGCGTGACGCGCTTGCCCGCAGTGGCCGCTACTGGGATCGTCACATTCTCGCGTTTTACCACGACCCAGCAAGTCGTGGTGCCCGTAGGTGCGACGGTTCAGACGTCGGACGGTACCCAGCAGTTCACGGTCACGATCGACACGACCAACCCGGCCTACAACGCTGGCTTGGGCGGATATGTCATCGCGGCCGGCGTTGGCAATGTGACGGCGCCTGTTCAGGCGCTCACCGCAGGCGCGGCGGGTAATGCCGTCGCTGGGTCCGTCTCGGTGATCGCTGGGGCGATCGCGGGCGTCGACACCGTCACGAACGTCGCTGCATTCACCAACGGCGCCGATGCTGAGTCAGACGCGGCGTTGCGCACGCGCTTCATTGCGTATGTAGCGAGCCTGTCGAAGGCGACGAAGAACGCAGTCGGATATGCCATCACGTCGCTGAAGCAGGGCCTGGTGTACTCGCTTGTCGAGAATCAGACCTACGCTGGCGCGACGCAGTACGGCTATTTCTATGTGGTGGTAGACGACGGCACCGGCTCCCCGTCGAGTACGCTGCTCTCCAGCGTGGCCAATGCCATCGATGCTGTGCGCCCGGTGACAAGCACGTTCGGCGTGTTCGCTCCGGTGGTGGTCAACGCCAGCGTCGCCATGACGATCACAACCGCCGCCGGCTACGACCACACGGCGACTGCTCTGGTGGTCAAGAACGCCTTGACTTCGTACATCAACGCCTTGCCGTTGGGTACGACACTCCCGTTCTCCAGGCTCGCGCAGGTGGCATACGATGCGTCACCGGGCGTGACGAACGTTACCGGCGTGACACTGAACAGCGGCACCGCTGACCTGACGGCCACAAGTCAGCAGGTCATCAAGGCCAGCACGATCACGGTGGCTTAATGGCTACAGGCGACCAACAAGACATCTACCGCCGGATGCGCTCGCAGTTGCCGCAGTGGTTTGGCGATGAAGCGACTTCGCCGGTGCTGAATGGGCTTTTGCAGGGGCTGGCATACGCGCTCGCCTACTTCTACAGCCTGTTGGCCTACGGCCGGCTACAGACACGGATCAAGACAGCGACCGATGGGTGGCTGGACATGATCGCCGCAGACTTCTTCGGAAGCGCGCTCCTGCGAGCAGCCAACCAGTCCGATACGTCGTTCCGCAACCGCATCTTGATCAATCTGTTCCGCGAGCGCGCGACGCGCGCTGGACTTATCAAGGTGCTGAAGGATCTGACGGGGCGTGTACCCACGATCATTGAGCCGCTGCGGCCGCTGGATACTGGTGTATATGGCGGGGCCGATTCGATTTCGATCGTGTCGGCTGCGATCTATCGCAACGACTGGCAAGGTAATCAGCTGCTGTACCCGACGGCGCGGACCAATCTCGTAATTGGGTCCACTAACCTGGCCGGCCCCGCGTGGACAGTCGCTAGCGTATCGGTTGTGGCAGGCGCGGGCCCATCTCCCGACGGCACCGCCGCCACAGCGCTGGCGAAAGTGACGGTAACCGGCGGCGGCTCACCGCATGCGATGCCGGCCAGCGCATATCGGCCAACCGTGACGGCAGCGGCGAATTACCGCTGCGCCGTCGTTGTGTCAGCCGGGAATGCGGCAGCGTGCCAGGTGCGGGTGTACGACAGCACGGTCGCTACGCAGCTTGCGAGTGTGACTTTGACCTTCTCCGGAGGTGTTCCATCGGTAACGGGGCAAACCGGCACCGTTGGCACAACGGTCATTACCGCGCTGCCGAACGGCACGTACAAGGTCGCATTCGGATTCAACACCGGCAGCTTCACCAGTGTCTGCGTGCCGCTCTGCTATCCGGATACATCGAGCACGATCGGCAATTACACCTATTTCGGATTGCCTCAGAGCGAAGCCGGGACCGTCGACACCAGCTACATCCCGACGTACAGCACGACCGTCACCGTTACGGATTACACGCTCACGGCAGGCGGAAGCCTGACGCTCGCCGCGGCGCCTTCTGCTGGTGCGGTCCTCACTTGGACGGGCAGCTACATCAGCACGCTGCAGGCGACCACGGTCAACGTGAACGCGCTGCAATTTAGCACTGGTGACGGTTTTACCACCTCGTTCTCGCTGGCACCGAAATACGGTCAGTACATCGGCTACGGTGTGGCTGGATCATACGGGTCGATGCTCATGCCCTATCAGGCGTTTGTGATTGCCTACAGGCCGACCGGCGCCGGCATCCCAAACATCGCGGGGTATGGCTACTCAACAGGCGCATACAACACGGCTTCGCAGGAAGAGTACGCGTCGCTCTCGATGATCCAGGGCGCCGTGAGCGATTCCGACATCTACGCGGCGGCGGATGCTGTTAAACCGGTGGGAACGGTCATTTGGATGCGCATCAGCAATTGACATGTATGACGCCTAACGTATAGTGAAGCCATGTGAATTTTTGGACTCTGCTGATGGCATCTCAGGATTTCACTCCAATTGGTGCGCGTTTTTCTAGGCTTGTCGTCATTGGTGAGGCGTTCAAGCGCGACGGTCGATACCGGGTGGCATGCCGCTGCGATTGCGGCGCCGAACTAGTTGTTAGATGTTTGAGCCTGGTTAACAAGAACACATCATCTTGTGGGTGTCTTCAAAGAGAAGCCGTCGCTTCGTTGAACCGACGGCACGGCATGTCGAAAACTCCGACATACGTGTCTTACCTGAACATGGTCAATCGTTGTACCGATCCGGCCAACAAGAAATTTCCTGACTATGGTGGTCGTGGAATAGCGGTTTGCTCAAGCTGGCTCAAATCGTTCGACAATTTTCTAGCTGATATGGGCGAAAGACCCACCAACAGCACTCTGGAGAGAATTGAAACGAATGGCGATTACGAGCCTGGGAATTGTCGGTGGGCTTCTTGGAAAGATCAGCAAAACAACAAACGTAGTAATCGGCTTCTTGAGCATGCTGGCGAAACGATGACACTTCAGCAATGGGCAGACAGGACAGGGATCTCTCGTGGAGTGATTTTTCATCGGTTACAGCGAGGCTGGAGCATCGAAAGGACGTTGACTACACCGGCAGTCCTCGGCCGTAACCAACATTCATAGTTTTCTCACATAACCACGCAAGGCGCCTTCGGGCGCCTTTTTTTATGGAGTCGCGATGGATCGCGTCACTGTCTACCCGGGGCAAATTCCTCTCGAAACTGACGTCCTGCGCACCAACAAGTTCGGCATGATTGCGGTCGCCAAGCTCGCAGCCGCAATGCTCGGCACGTCGACCGTTGTGAACGGGCTGGCGTGCGTGCCGACGTCTCCCGCGTCGCTGCAGGTGAACGTCAACCCAGGCGAGATGTACAGCCTGGTCAACGTGGACGCGACTGCCTACTCGTCGGTGGCTGCTGACACGGTGCACAGCATCCTGAAGCAAGGCATCTCGCTCGATGCCGTCACGCTGAATTGCCCGGCACCGGCCACCGGTGGCCAGAGCATCAACTACCTGATCCAAGCAACGTATCAGGACGCCGATACGGATAACGTTGCGCTGCCGTATTACAACGCCAGCAATCCATCGCAAGCATGGTCGGGGCCGAATAACAGCGGCACACCGCAGTCAACGACCCGCAAGGGCGCGGTCGTGATCAGCGCGAAGGCCGGTACCGCTGCGACCACTGGCACACAGACCACGCCAGCCCCCGACTCTGGCTACACGGGCCTGTGGGTTGTCACCGTGGCCAACGGCCAAAGCACCATCACGGCCGGCAACATCACGCAGGCAACCAACGCGCCCATCCTGCCTGCGGACTTGCTGCACTCGATCCAGCAGTCATCGCTCACGGTCGCTTCTGACACCGGCAGTGCCAACACTTACGTTGTCAGCTACAGCCCGCCAATCACCGCCCTGACCGATGGCATGGTCCTGTGGTTCAAGGCCAAGACGGCAAACACCGGTGCGTCGACGATCAACGTCAATGGGCTGGGCGCGGTTCCCCTCGTTGGTGGAGCGCACGCGGCGCTGCAGAACGGTGAAATCGTCGCCAATGGAAAATGCCAGGCCGTCTACAAAGCAGACATCAGTTCGTTCGTGCTGATCGAGTGCACCGGCGGCGCTATTCAAGTCGCCCCGGCCACGCAGACGCAGCACGCACCTCAGTTCAGCCAGATTGCCTCGGCGCTTGGCGCGGTCAATACGCGCGTCTACACGGCCGCTGCATCGTCGTTCACACTGACAGCTGATCGTGTCGTTGCTGCTACTGCTCTGGCTGGCGGCATCGCGTACACGACGTCGGCCTTCAGCAAGACGATCAACCTAACGACGACCGGTGCCGGCGGTATGGATACCGGCAGTGCGCCGACGTCTGGTTACGTCGCGATCTACGCGATCTACAACCCGACGACGAGCACGTGGGCACTGCTGGCCACAAACGCGACTTCAGCAGCAGCGCCTGAAGTCTACGCAGGCGCCAACATGCCCAGTGGCTACACCGCATCGTCATTGGTGTCGGTGTGGGGCACGACGTCGACTGCCAACCAGTTCCGTGGTGGTCAGCAGATTGACCGCAAGGTGACATTCGCGGCGGTCAGCGTTCTCAGTACTGCGACCACGCAAGCGTCATATACGGCACTGTCGATCAGCAGCACCATTCCGAAGAACGGCAAGCGCGCCTATGGCAACGCAAACCCGGTTTCGAGCGCAAGTTCGTCGCTGGCCGTCCATATCGCAGGGGATTCAAGCGGGACAGGCGATCAGTATTTGAACAGTGTAACCACTGGCTTTGCGACTCCTTTTATTGTCGACATTCCGTCGGCTAATGCGCAGAACCTGTACTACACCTTCTCTTCGTCAACGGGAACGCCAAATCTCGGCATCAATATTTGCGGCTACGACTTCTAAGGTAAATCCATGGCAACCACCCTATACGTCGCGTTCTCCGATGCGAAGAAGACCACGATCACTTCGGTTTTTTCATGCGCGCAACCGGTCGAATCCTTCCCGTACCAAGATGAGATGCCCAGCGATGATTCCCGCTATGCCTCCTATTACAGCAACGTCACCGAGCTGTTCCCAAACCTTGTCGGTGTCTTGGTAAAACCGGGAGCGTGATTCTGCGACGTAGGATTACCACCAGCTAGGGTGATCCTCATCGTCTTGGGGAATGTCGCGTGCCTGTGCCCACACCCATTCCATGGCAAGCCAAAAAAGCACGGCGAAAGCCGAGAGTGAGACGGCGCCATCAGATGCGGAAATCCCCAGGGCGGTTCGCGCAAGAACAAATAGCCCTACAGCCGCGGGAATTCGGACGAGAAATATCTTTCCGGTCAGTTCTAGGAACTTTTCTAGGCGGTCAATGAATCGACGTCCACGTCCTGAGCGTTTCATTTTTGTTGTATTAACAGAGAGGCAAGTCGAAATTCAATTTGCTTCTACGGAAAAGTGACGCGGCGGATTTGATCTAACCGCCGTCCAATGGTACCTCGATTGGACGGCCCCCAAATCTAACCCTATGAGAGAACCATGGGATCGTCAATGGCTCGTCAGAAGAATTGGTTCGATGACCTTGGCGGTGCGCTCTGCCTTGATGCGGTAAAGCGTTTCATCGGGATGTAGCCCGTCGGGAAGCATGGCTTTGTCTGCGGCATAGTATTGGGGTACCAATGGCACGTTTTCGGCGACCGCGACGGCACGCAGAACGGCGACGTAAGTGTCCATAACGGGCGCGCGAGTAGCGTCCACTGTTGGATTTGGTTCTTCCAGAACAACAATCTTGCCCGCACTCTTGGCAATCTGAACGAGCTTCGTCATGACGTCGCGATAGACATCCGGCGTTTCCTGCTCGACCCCAGCTTTTGGGAACTTTACAAGATAAGGCGCATTCAGCGTGAAGTTCAAGGTCACGATCTGAGCCTGAGAATTGGCCATGACTTGAACCCAAGGCAAATGCTTGCCGTCCGTGCCATTCAGCAACTGCGACCCCTCCGTGCCGCCCACGCCCTCGTTTTTCACCGTCACTTGCGGCCCGATGTCTTTTTGCAGAATGCTTTGTAGCACAGCCGGCTCATTGTTCGGTGTGATGACTGCCTGATTGTTTACGGCAGTGTAGCCGACCGTGGTCGAGTCCCCGTAGGCCTCAATCAAGACGGCTTTCGGCGGTGTCGGCGCTGGAGCCGCTTGCTGCTCTGGTGCCGGGCTATCGCCACCACCACAAGCCGACAGAGCAAACGCTACGGCTGCGAGGGCGAATCCAAGTCGATAGTGGCGCCAGCCTCGCGCATGCGGCCCAGAACGCGCTCGATAGATTTTTCGTCCAGTTCGAGACGCGCCAGAGCAAAGAACAGCATCTGTGCGCTCATTTCGCGCGGCTGCTCGCCGCCCGTGTACTTCCGCCACTGATTGTTTCCGGCTAGGCCGAACAGTGACGCCATCTGCTCGCCGGTGAAGCCAAGCTGTTCCTTCAGCTTGCGCAAATCCTCTGGCGTGGGTGGGGAGTAGTCGATTGACATAGGGAAGCGCACGCAGCACGCGCGTAATGAGCTCGGGTTTCATGGTCGTCCTTGCGGGATGGCGGGCTGCGCGGATGCGCTACCCAGTGCAAACAGTATTAGCCCCAATGGGGCTATTGTCAAGAATGTCAATCCAGCCCGCCGCGAGCGGGCGTTTTCTTTTCCCGGGGGTCTAGATGTCCGAACCGATAAGCGGCAGCGCAGCAGCAGGGGCAGCGGGTGCCGCGGCTTTCAAAGCCTTGGGCGGCCCCGCCGCCGTGGCGGGAGGGGCGAGCGTGCTTGCGACGATTGTGGTGATGGTGATGACACTGCCGCGCAACCGCGGCGAGTGGGCTGTTGCTTTGATCTCGACGGTGGTGGCCAGCCTTTGCGGTGGCGCTGCGGCAATCCAGTATTTCGGGCTTGCCAGCTGGATGACCACGACCAACGGGGCCATGGCGCTGGGCGGCATCTATTTCTCGTGCGGGCTGCCTGGTTGGGCGGTGGTGCGCTGGGTGTTCAACTTCATCAAAAAGCGCGAGGGCAAGGATCTCGCTGAGATCGCCGCCGAGGTCGCAGAAGACGCGCGCCAAATCGTGACAGGTGTGAAGAATGGCTGATCAGATGAAAACGTCTGCCGCTGGCATTGCCCTGATCAAGAGCTTCGAGAAGTGCCGGCTGACCGCCTACCGGGATGCCGTGGGAGTGCTCACGATTGGCTGGGGCCACACCGGCAATGTGTGGCTCGGGATGGTCGTCACGCAAGAACAGGCAGACGCGCTGCTCGCCGCTGACATCCAGCGCTTTGAAAAGGGCGTCGCCGCGCTGCTCAAGGTTCAGGTCACACAAGGGCAATTCGATGCCCTTGTGTCGTTTTCCTTCAACTGCGGGCTGGGCAACCTTGAATCGTCGACGCTGCTGCGCAAGCTGAATGCTGGCGACGTGGACGGGGCGGCTGCTGAATTCCCGCGCTGGAACAAGGCCGGTGGCTCAGTGCTTCGCGGCCTGACGCTGCGCCGCGAGGCGGAGCAGAGGCTTTTTATGAGTTAGCTTTTCGCGGCTTTTTGCTACGAATGTTCTCTGGGAACGTCTTAGCGATTGCCTCGCCTTTCTCTGTGCGCGAATACGCTCCAGTCTCGGGGTCGCGCTCCAGAATCCCATCTTTTACACCCATCTCGGCCATTTCAATGACGGGCAGTTTGACGGCGCTGTAGTCCCCATGTGCAAGTGCATTGCCGAGTTCGACCATCACTTTCTTCATTGAGTCAGCCTCCGGAAGACGGCTTGTCATTTCGCGGAGATACATCCCAACGGTCGCAATGATGGTCTGCTGGGCGGACGCAAGCTGTTCGCGAGCAGCTAGTTCGGAGGTGACTTTTTTGAGTATCTCGCGCAAGTGCTCGCTTCTTTCTTGAAGGCGAGCAATTTCCTGTGGAGACGCTGGCTGCTCAAAGCTCTGTTCCAGCCTGGCAATGATCTCCCCGTTTAGGGAGCGGTTCGCATCGTTACTTGCGCCTTCCAAGCGCTCTTTTAGCGCGAGCGGCATGCGGATGTTTACCTGTGGATCTGATCGTGCCATCTCTGAGCCGTAAAAAAGGACTTGCGTTTGTGCTACCACGGTACTAGCATGAAGGCGTGCTAGTTAAATGGTAGCACGCAACGCTAAACAGATTTCGTCAAGGACGGTGATGATGGAAGAAATCAAGATTCAATTTCGTATGCCACGCGATGTGCGGGATTGGTTCAAGGGGTTGTCGCAAGACAACAACCGAAGCATGAACGGCCAGTTCATCGCCATGGTCCGGGAAATGATGAGGCAGGCCAATGGCAACCGTCCAGCCTGAAAAGAGAAACGCCCAACCGGCGGCAACCGGTCAGGCGTTGGTGACGCAGTGAACCCCTTTGGAAAGGAACACGTCGTGAAGAATGATAGCACGCCGGCCGAAAAGGCCAACCTCCGAATCGCCGGAGACAACTTGGGACTCGGCTTCCGCCCGATGATCTCGGTCGTGTTGGAAAACGGCAAGTCAGCCACTTGGGAGCTGTGGCAGGTGCTGGATCACCTGCAGCGGTTCTGCGCCAGTGCCCAGAAGTACGTTCGTGGGGTTCTGCCGTTCAGCCTGCAGTATGACGCGCTGAGCGATCTGGACCGCAACGCCATCCTGAACACTCTACACGTGGGGGCTGCGTGATGAATGATCTGATCAAGGCCGGCGCTGCGCTGACAATGAGCAGCCGCGAGATTGCTGAACTGACCGGCAAAGAGCACAAGAATGTCCTTGCTGACGTTCGCAAGATGCTGGAAGACCTCGGGCAGACATCGGCTGCGTTTTCAGCCGATGCCCCGGATGCCTACGGGCGACCCCAAGTGGTGTTCAACCTACCCAAGCGCGAAACGCTGATTCTCGTATCTGGATACAGCGTAGAGTTGCGCGCCCGCATCATCGACCGTTGGCAAGCTCTCGAAGATGGCACTCCTGCGTTGCCGAGGACGCTGCCCGAGGCGCTGCGCCTTGCAGCCGACATGGCAGAGCAGAGAGCGAAAGCTGAGGCTGCACTGGCGTTGGCAGCGCCGAAGGCAGATGCGCTAGACCGCATCGCTACCGCTGAGGGCTCCATGTGCGTGCGCGATGCTGCGAAGGCTTTGCAATTGCGTCCCATTGATTTGACACGCTGGCTGCAGGCTCATGGCTGGGTATACCGACGCCAAGGAAATGCGCAGTTGCTTGGCTATCAGGACAAGGTGCAAACCGGTTACTTGGAGCACAAGGTGACGGTGGTTTCTCGAACCGACGGAACCGAGAAGGTCGTTGAGCAGGTGAGGGTGACGGCCAAGGGCCTTGCGCGCTTGGCCGTAGCAATCAAGGAAGACCTGCAGCTAGCTGCGTAACCCCACTCCCCCTAATTGCCCACTTCGGTGGGCTTTTTTTCGTCCATAGGCCCCGCCCAGCGCGGGGCTTTCGCTTTTCTGGAGGGCCAGATGGCCGTCACCGATACCCACGAAGAGAAAGAGACGCTGGCCGTCGATGTGCTGTTGCCAGGCCACGACGCGCGCGTCACGACGCCGCTGTTCCTGCATTCGAAGAAGGCTTTGATCGAGCGCGAGGGCGGCCGCTGCTTCATCTGCAACGCCACGGCGGAGGAGAGCGGCCATCCGCTGGAGGCGCACCACCATCCGTTTGAGCGGTCGCTGGCCAACCTCATCAATTGGGAGCGCGTCGCCGCGCAGGCCAAGGCCGGTGAGTTTGGTGCGCGCGCCGCGGCGTTTGACTGGGATGGCTTTTTCAAGGACGCCAAGGCCGTGACGGCTCCGGCGGTGGAGGGCAAACCACCGGCGCAGTACCTGGTGCCCGCCGATCCATACCTGTTCGTCGACGACATGACGGTGAACGGTTTGCTGCTATGCAAGGAGCATCACACAGGCAAGGACGCCGGCATTCACGACATGCCTTTTCCGCTCTGGATCGCTCAGCGGTTCGCGATCGAGGGCTACCAGTTCAGCCCCACCCAGGTCATCCACCACCAGGACCAATCATGAACCGAAAACTGAAATATGCGCTCGGCGCGATCGCCATTGCTGGCTACGGTTTCGCCGCCGTGCAGAACCCGTCGCTGATGCCCGGCTTTGTCGCCTATCTATCAAGCGCGGTGCAGCAGATCACCGCTCAAGCGCCAGCCGTCGCGCCCGCATCCACGCCCGCCGTGACGTCGACGTCCGGCCAGTAACGCTCCTCTCCGGCACCCACTCCAGAAGGAAATCCCCATGAAACGCACCATCATGCTGCTTGCGGCAGGCATCGCCGCGTCTGTTTTGGCTGCTTGCGCTAGCGCTCCGCAGCTCACGTTCCAGCAACAAGTCTCGATCGCCTGCGGCGCCGCCCAGGGCGAAATCGCTATCCTGAAGGCGGACAATGTCTTCACCGGCGGCGCGGCCAACACGCTGGCGAACGATGTGGAGCCCGCTATTGCCAAGGTGTGCGCGGCCGGCGCGACGGTAACGGATGCGAATCTGCAATCGGTCGTCAACGCCACGCTGCCGCTGATCAAGTCGCTGGTGGATGCGTCTTCTCTGCCGCAGGACAAGAAGAGCGCGGCCGACGCTGCGATCGATACCGGTGTGCTGGCGTTCAACATCGCGATTCAGTTGGCGCCGACGGCAACCACGTCGAACCCTGCGCAAGCGGCTTCCGCGCCTGCCGCGAAATGACACCGCAGGACTATGCCAAGCTGGCGCAGCGGGCTTACCAGCTGCAGCCGCAGATTGGCGCGCCGGCCAGCGCTGCGCGTGCGATCGTGGAGGGCGACGCCGTCGCCTTCCCGGGCTCAGACAATCTAGCGTGTTGGCTTGCTGATCTGGATGCCGATGCCGTGCACGTCGACGGCTTCGGGGCCCTGCATCACGGGTTTTGGAAGGCGTTCAGTTCGATCAGCGGGCCATTGCTCGCGCTGCCGGCGCCGGCAGTGACGGTGGGGCACAGCGAGGGGGCTGCGCTGGCAATCCTGTTCGCTGCGCAGCTCTGCGTCGCTGGCCGTCCGCCGCGCGCGGTGTACGGCTTCGAGCCGCCGCGTGTGAGCGCCGATGGCACGCTAGGCAATCTCCTGAAAGCGCACGGCGTCCAGGTGAACCTATACCGAAACGGTCAGGACGTGGTGCCGCTGGTGCCGCGACTGCTGCGCGCGTGGCAGCATCCTGCGCCGCTGATCGAGATTGGCAAAGCGGCATGGCCCATGCCAAACGTCGAAGACCACAAGCTGGCGCGCGTGATCCAGGCGCTCGCATAACGCGGACGTCGTTGGAAAAAACAAAAAACCGTTGGAAATTTCAGAATGCGGAATGGCGAAGAACTGCTAGGCCATTGATTCTAAAGGGGAAGATGGGGTGACTGATGGGATTCGAACCCACGACAACCAGAATCACAATCTGG